TTGGACCTGGAACAGTGCTTGCATCTCCAATAGGTCCAGTAGCACCAGTAGCTCCAGTAGGACCTGTTGCGCCAGTAGGGCCTTGTGCACCTACATCACCTGTTCTTGCAAAAGTAATTAATATGTCATCATTTGGATCAAAACTAGAAGCTAAACCAGAAACATAAGCGCAGTTAACTTTAAAATAACCGCTTTCTTCTGTTACAGAAGCGATTGTAAATAAAGCATAATAATTTGAATCACTCTTGCGAGTAATCTTAAAATGTCCCTTTAATGTGCTTGTACTGTCGTCAATTGTCCGTAAAAATGATTGAAGATCAATTGCTCCATCTGCTTCATCATCGATGAACATGAAAGTAGCAGCAGTTAAATCTCCATTATTAAATTTAAGTTTTCCAGTACCTGGATCGGAGTCAGTGTTATTAGTAGAAAATGTGTAATCGAATGCTGCTCCACCAAATGAACCTGCAGGACCTGTTGCACCAGTTGGGCCAGTTACGTTACTTGCTTCTCCTTGTGCACCCGTTGCACCAGTTGGACCAGTTGCACCAGTTGGACCAGTTACTGTACTTGCAGCTCCCGTTGCACCTGTGGCTCCAGTAGCACCTGTAGGTCCTACTCCACCTGTTGCACCAGTTGCACCAGTTGGTCCTGTACTTCCTGTAGGACCACCAGCTGGACCAGCTGGACCAGTTGGGCCTTGAGGACCTTGTGAACCAGCTAAACCACGAGGGATATCTGTTCCAAGAGGGGATGTTGTTACTGGCTCAACTGTGTCTAGCTTTGTGATATCTACATCTGTTGCATCTCCTGTTGGGAGATAAAATCTAAAACTATATGGACGAGCACCCTTAATGCGAATTGTTGCTGTGTAATACCAACCTCTAGGACTTAAATCTAAATCGTCTGTACATGGAAGATCGATTGTGAATTCGCCAGCAGCATCTAAAGTGACTGTAATTGGGGTAGATAAAATTGTTGCGTCATTGGCATCTTCAATGCGGTGAGAGGGGGTAAAAGTTACTGTTCCAGATGCGGCTAACCCTGTGCTTTTTAGGTATTGCCCAAAGACCGTTCTAACACTGACATCATTGGGATATGACATATTTGGCGCTCCGTGTCACGAAAAACTTAAGTAAGAGCTGCACTGGTAACAGCCCTCTGGTCCAGTTATATTTTACGATATTTTTTGTACAGTGACCTGAAAAAATCAACACTTACAAAGGCTCTTATCGAGGTAGCCTTAAAACGCAAAGATCTCTTCTTGGATCATAATCCTTACCTATGACCATAGTAAGCATTCCTGGCTGAGCTTCCTTGCCTGTTTTATCGCGGAACCAGTCGGAACCACCGTCTAAAGTAGGAGCTTGAACCCAGAATCTGTTTCCATAATCTATGCATCTAAAATTGTGATAGTGCCCCGAAACCCAGAGATCGCAGCCGCCTAAAGCGGTTTGCCCGCCGCTTTGACCATCAAGATACTTCTCTGTTGCATTGGAATTATTACCAGCTTGGTGTCCATGAAATAGACCAAGCATTACTCCATTTATATCTACGGCTAAGGTTTGATGGCTTTTAGCTGGGTATCTAAATTTAACATGAGACAGGTATTGATTCTCTGCACATATGTCTTCTACTGAACTGGCTATTTCTGTGTTCCACCCATCAGCTGGATCTGCTACAACTTGTCTAGTTGACTCATCGTGGTTTCCGTTTACAACAGGGACTATAAGCTCTTCACAGAGAGGAGCTAGTGCTTTTATTTGAGCAAGCAGCAGCCTTCTAGCAACTCTTACTTGTTCTGTAATACCTAGATCTGACGCTGCTTGACCTTGTAACTTACCTTTTTGAGAAACGATACCTTCAACATGATCTCCTGGTAAAGCAAGAACTATTGTTCCAAATTTTCTACCAATTTTTCTAAGTTCTTTAGCTCTTTCAACAGCATCACTTGTTCCTTTATAAAATCTATCTACAATTTCAGCAGTTCCAGTGTCTCCTACACGCTTACCTATCTGCTGATCACTTGCTACAACCATGTAAGACAGTGGACCTGATATGGAACCTACAGGTTTTGTTGGTTTCCATTTTGATATTTGCTCGCATAGTTTTTCTATGTCTATTTTTGATTCTGATGTTGTACCTGCTGGTACCAAATTTAATCTAAAAGCTTCTAGATAGTCACCTCCATAGACTTGCCATCTAGATTTTCTAACAGAAGTTACTTCCCAACTGTTAGGATCTAAACCAGCTTCCTTAAGAAGGTCTTGAGCGTCTGGTATTGACCCGGCTAAACGTGGGGTTGAGACTACATAACCACCATTTTCGTCTATCTCGGAGTGAGGTCTCCAGCTTTCATTTATAGGCTTTGATCTGGTATCAGATCCGCTCTTACCTGGCTCCACTAAAGATGCTAGTTTCTTAAGAAGCTCTGAATCAGACATTTAACTCGGCTTTCTTTTTGTCAAAAACTATATTTTTTCCTACATAACATCTACATCTTTTTGCTCTATGCATTCTTATTGATGCAAAAGCTATTGCATGACCTTCTTCTACAAGAATTTTGTGTATTTGAACATTTGTAATACCGCCAGAGCTGACTGGAGATTCAAAGACAATTTCCAAGGCTTTTTTATCGTCTGGGCTAACGGATTCCATTATCTTTTTTACACCACAAGGCAGTCCAGGACCTTGAGGGCGTTTTTCATTTAACAATCTGTCTGCTAAATTAGACATACACGCTCCAAACCCTAAAGTTTCACTCTACTGTGATCCTTATTGATACGGAACTCTACCAGTAAGTAAACAGTCTATTCGTATTTAAGTCTTTGGCGTGTCGGGCTTTATAAAACTGCTTTAAAACTATTCTACTTTCTTAAGTCTTACCTTTTTTGGCTTTGCCGATGTCCCTAGTAATATATCTTTAATTATACCCATTTCTGCTTTTAGCTCTGTCTGGCCTTTTTCAATTTTATTTACCTGATCTTTTAGTGAGTTTCCACCGTTTTCCCAAAGTTGATGTTCTACTCTAGACATACGATCTGAGAGAGTTTTTCCTTGAGCATCTACGCCTATTGCCAGATCCACCCTTTTAGCAATCTTATATATTGAGAACATAAAAGCGCCGACAGCAGTTATTGTTCCAAGCACTAGCATTACCGTGGAAAACACAGACATGTCAGACATGATTACTCCATATACTGGTTATTGACTATATTAATTATAAAGTATGCGTAGGGTATTGACTAAATGTAGGGGTTTAGCTGTATGCTTAGACAGACACGCCAAGGTCATTACCTCAGATACTTTGCCATCGGCATATCTGTTGGTAGGGTATCCAAAATTTAGTAGGAGGTAAGGGTTAAGTGACGACGGGATCTGACAGATTCAAAAAAGCAGTCGGCTGGTACGCATCTCAGGGATGGCAAATTCTTCCTTGCCACGGAATTGTTGATGGCCGCTGTACTTGTAATCAAAAACACGAAGAGTCAAAAGATATAGGAAAGCATCCAGCGATAAACGCATGGAATAGAGAATCTACATCTGACATTGTAAAACTTACTACATGGTGGGAAACAAACCCTGAGTACAACATTGGTGTTAACTGCAAAACTTCTGGATTTTTTGTTATTGATATTGATCCTCGTTCTGGTGGTGAAGACTCTTTTGAAAAATTTGAAGCGTATGTTGAAGGTGCACTTCCTCCAACTGCTGAAGCAACTACAGGTCGTTATGACATAAATGGAAAAGTAATTAATGGGCGTCATCTTTTCTATAAATGCGATATTAACGAAGATCTAATTGGAAATTTATCAAAGCTAGGTTTTAAAGGAATTGATATTAAGCACAATGGGTATGTGCTTATCTCTCCTTCTCGTCACTTTTCTGGCGTCACATATGAGTGGGTTGAAGGTAAAGAACCTTGGAATACTCCAATTGCAGAAGCACCTGAAGAATTGTTAAAAGCACTTCGTAAGCGTCAAAGAGTTTCTGGATCAAGTTCTTACTCAACGGCAGACTGGGATTCAATTCTTGACGAGCCAATCAGTCAAGGTGTTGATATTGACAGAATTCTTGAAGAAGGAATTGATGAAGGTGAAAGAGCAGTCATGCTCTATAGACTTGCTTGTGCTTTAGGTAATAAATTCCCTATACATACTGCAGCTGGTCGTGAAGCTCTAATATCTTTAATGATCCGTTTTAACGGAGAAAAAGTTAGACCACCTATGCCGCTTGAGGGTCCTAACTCTGTAATCATGCACACTGAGCGTGCAATTGATTATGTTCTTAAAAATCCTATTATCGACAAAATTTGGCCTGGTGCTGCTCAGTATGCAAACAATATGGTTGAAGATACTAAGCGTACTCAAAACGCAAAAAAACAAGAGCCACTTCTTGGAGTAGTTCAACCTCCTAAAGATTTTGTAGATGAATACAGTTTGCCAGGTACTTTTGGTGGTGCTGTAAGCGAATCTATTAATAACGGAATGTCACTAGAAGAAGCTTCTTCTAATGAAAATATGGGAATAATAAAAGATCAAGATGCCATAAACGAAGAAGATAGAGGTCCAGACTGGAAAGGTAGATCTCTTTCCGATACAGGTAATGGTCGTCGTCTGATTGACTCATTTGGTCAAGCACTTCGTTACACACCAAGCCTTGGTTGGTTTGTGTGGAGTAATGGATTCTGGAAGCCAGATCCAGAAGATTTACATATACAAGAAGTTTCAAAAAAACTTGGCTCTTTAATTGCATCTGAAACTAATCGATATAAAGAAGATGCTGACCAACAAACAAAAGTTATTCAATGGGCTAACCAAGCAAAATCAGAAGCGAGGTTGAAGTCTGCGATAAACAACGCAAACTCGGATCCTCGAATTAGAGTTGATGTAGAGAAATGGGATCAGGACCCGTATCTTCTTGGCGTGACGAACGGTGTTGTTGACCTCCGAACAGGTGAGCTCCTACAAGGTCGCCCAGATCTCTACATCACCAAACGTGCTCCAGTTGCATACACTCGTGGAATGACCAACATGCGTTGGCAACAATTCCTTGATTTTGCTACAGATGGAGATAAAGAATTTCAAGATTGGATTCAGCGTGCAGCTGGTTATTCAATGACTGGACTTAGCAGATATGACATTTTGTTTTTAGTATATGGACCTGCTGGTTCTGGTAAAAACACACTTGTTGAAGCTATCGTAAAGTGTCTTGGAAGTAGTCAATATGCATTCCCACTTGACTCAAGCATTCTTGCTATGGATGGTGGATCGTCACGAAGCACTGATCTCTACCACTGGGCTGAAATGCGTGGTCGCAGAATGGTTTGGGTAGATGAGCTTCCAGACAATGAACGCATCAAAGAAAACTCAGTTAAAAAATTAACTGGTTCATCTGAAATCTCTGCTCGTTCTCCAGGAGAAAAGCCATTTACATTCCAGTCACAAGCGAAGCTTTGGATTACAACTAACCACAGACCAATTATTACTGATGATGCTATGTGGCGTCGTATTCGTCCTATTCCAATGCTTAAGACTCCTGAAAAAGCAGATCCTGGATTAAAAGAATATATCTTTGATCCAGATGGTGCTCTACCAGCTGTTTTATCTTGGGCTGTTGAAGGAGCTATAAAAGTTCTTGGAAGTGCTAATCGTGATGGACTTGGTTGGTGCCGTGCTGTTTCAGAGGCAGCTGATATGTACAGAAAGAATGAAGATAGAATTGCTTTGTTTATTGAAGAAGAGACTCTTCGAACAGAAGGTGCAAGCATCACTGTTAAGCAATTATTTATGATTTATCGTACATGGAGCGAAGATCGTGGTGAGCGTCCAATGACTCAAATTGCGTTTGATAGAAAAATGCGTGAAAGAGGTCTTAAGGTTGAAGGTAGCGGTGCTAAAGCAACTATTTTTGGTCTACAGATGGCTCCACGACCTGTCCCACTAACTAGCACTCCAGACTGGAGTCTTATAACTAGAACTGCTAAGAATATTTAGCTTCTAGGACTGAAAACTCTAGCTCCACCTCCACCACCTCTAAAAGGTGGAAGTCTTCTTGCAGATGGAGATTTTGCTGTAATTCGGCCACCAACAAAACCATCAGGTGGTTTAATCATTAATGCGGTGAGTGCGTGCACTAATGCATCTACACGATCTGGAGATTTTCCTTCTCCTGGAATCCATTGTGTCATTTGAGTTTCAAGATCTGCTAAATAGCCAAGATGATGAACTCTTCCTTGCTCGTATGCGAGAACTGTAGGTTCTGCTCTAAGCTGTTTACCGTGCTTAGAGTGAACCTCTAAAACTTTTACATTTGGGTCAATAGCGTTAATAGCATTTCTTACTAAAGCTCCACCTTGATTTACTTCAGCTACAACTGGTGCACCCCAACGCTTAGACATTTCTACTACTTTATTAGCCCAAAGTTCTGGAGATCCGTGAACTGTTGCATCTTCAAGGACCCATGCATGACGTTTATATAAATCTCTATCTGCAGTTGCTGCACAAACTACAATTCCACACTCATCTCTTGGGTTTTCAGCCACTGATGGGTCTACTCCAATAATTCTTAAAGGTGTGCTTGGTGGAAGAACTCCTTGTCGTGAAGCTTCTATCATTTCTATTGTCCACAGTGCGCCTTCAACATCCGAGAGCATCTCACCATAAAGTTCTTGCTGAGCAAGTCGTGTTCCTTGATAAACTCCAACAATTGTGTCCAAATATGTTTGACTTAAATTTCCTCTGTTATCGAGAGTGGATCCACGAGTTACAACTACTTTGCCAGTTGTCTCTGATTCTTTTAAAAGTTGATACAAAAGAGGCACACGTTTTGGTGTAGTAGTAACCATAATTTGCGGGTGAGCTCCAAGACGAGTACCTACACGCAAGTTATCAAATGCGGTCATACCTGCAGCATCTGGAGTTTGTCTCCATGCGGCTACCTCATCGCCCCATGCATGTGTGAACTGGGGACCACGAAGTGAATCTGGTTCATCTGCGGTAAAGCATGTTGCAGTATTTCCATTTGGCCAAGTAAGGCGACGCTTAGAAGGTTCATAAATTGGGCGCTCGCTAGGTGGAGTGACATTCATAATGCCAGACTCACCTTCAACAATTACATCTCGCACATCTGCTGCGGTACGAGCAACAAGTGCAAAGCGACGTTGACCTGTTGTTGTATATTTTGCTTGTTCTCTAACCCACTCGGCAGCGGCGCGGGTTTTGCCCGCACCGCGGCCAGCGAGATAGATCCATATATTCCAATTACCCTCGGGGGCAATCTGTTCAGGTCTTCCCCATACAGACCAATCCCAGTTCAAAGTTTTTTCATCAAAACCAGCGAGTAATCTTTTTTGTTCTTCTTCAGGTAAGAGCATCAACTCTTCCATAAGGCTCTTACCCATAATTACCTACTTTGTTCTCTGAAGACTTCTTTGTACTCCATAGTATAGAGGTGCAGCAGAACTAAGACCTAGTTCTTTTGCTAGTCTTGATAAGGAAATACCTTCTTTATATTCAATAGCAAGCTGTTCATGGTAAGCCTCAACGCTTATTTTTTTACAACTGATAATACGACTAGCTGCTTCAGCGTAATCCCGTGGAGTTAGTTTTATAGAGGACTGACTTTTAATAGTTGAAACAGCAACATTATCCATTACAACTCGTCTGCGAAGTCCAGCATATGCAACATTTAGCGCTTTTGCTAACTTTGGAAGACTTCCGCCTCTTTTGTAGTACTCGATAAGTAGCTGGGTGTACTGCCTACTAGCATCATGAGCAGGGCTAGATTTACTTCTAGCTCCAAAAGCTTTCTTTGCTAATGGAAGAATGGGCTCAATCTTTGATTTATATTCTTGGACTAGGTTTTCGTCCACGGTGTCTCCTGTGTCTTTAGGTAGGGAGAATTCCCTACATGACTATTGTATAGAAGACAGAGATAAAGTCAAGAAAGGTTTATTATTCGTCATCTCGGGCGTTTCGGATTGGGTATGTAGCCCACCAAACGACCATAGAAAAGACGATAGCGTACCCAACAATAGTCTTGGCAGACCCGTCAAGGACTAGCCAAGCAATAAACATGCCTAGCAAGGTCCAGACTTGATCCAAGACATCTTTTAGGAAGTCTTTCACTCTTTGCTCCTTCTCCTTGACCTAACGCCCCGATTTGGACCGCTAGCTGGACCACCTGCAGGGTTGGATCTAGACCCACCTGCTGGTGCTCCTCCAGTTGCTGCTGCTGCAGCTGCTACAGCTGTTTGAACAGCCTGTCCTGCCACAACAACTGTTACAACCATCTTCTCTGCTTCTTCACGCTCTTCAGGGCTCATATCGGCTCCTAAACTTGCTAAAGCAAGTAAGGCTTGGCCTGGATCTGTAAATATGGCAGAAACTAGTTCAGTTGGGTTAGAGACTAATTCTAGCGCTGCTGCAACCTCTGCTTCTATAACAACTGCATTGCCGTTTTCATCTGTACGGACATCTACAGGTGTTTCAGGTGGAAGATCTTCGTATGTAAGGCCAGCTTCTTTCATTGTTTCCCCAGAAACGACTCCTCCTACAGCTGCTTCAATAAGTGCCTCTGCAACAACTGCTTTTTCTTCAGAAGTAAGTTTTCCATCAGCAGCAAGAGTCTCAGAAAGATTAGTGACTTCTTCAGCAGTAACTTCTCCATCTGACCCTAAAGCATCCAAAATTTCTTCAGCTTCAGCAGCAGTAATTTTTCCATCACTTGTAACATCTTCTATAGCTTCTGTTATCTCTTCTTCTGTTGGAGTATCATTGTCAGATGACTCTTCTTCAGAAACTTCAGGCTCAGGTTCAGGCTCTGGCTCGACTTCGGGTTCAGGCTCTACCTCTGGTTCTGGTTCTACTTCTGGCTCAGGCTCTGGTTCGGGATCAGTTGGATCCTCTGGTTCAGGCTCTTGCTCTGGCTCTTCTTCAGGGTCTTGCGGTTCTTCTGGTTCTTGCTCTGGCTCTTCTTCTGGTTCGGTCTCTGGCTCAGTTTCTGGATCGGTTTCTTCGTTAGGATTTTCAGATGACTCGCCTTCGCCCTCATCACTTGGCTCTTCTTCTGGTTGTTCTGGCTCTACCTCTGGTTCTGTTTCTGGTTCTACTTCAGGTTCTGTCGGAGTTAGAGAATCTGGATCTGTCTGAGGATCTGGATCTGGAATAGAAGTTTCCGCCGCTGCTGCAGCTGCTGCAGCTGCTTCTGCTGCAATTCTTGCTTGTTCTGCTGCTAGTGCTGCAGCTTCTGCTGCTGCTTTTTCTTGAGCAACTAATGCCGCTGCAGCTTCTGCTGCTGCTTTAGCTTGCGCTGCTGCTAGTGCTGCAGCTTCTGCTGCTGCTTTTTCTTGAGCAATTTTTATAGCTTCTGCTTCCGCTGCTGCTGCATTTGCAGCTGCTTGTCTAGCAGCTTCCGCTGCTGCTGCTTCTTGTCTAGCTTGCTCAGCTAATACCGCTTGTGCTGCTGCTTCTGCAGCCGCTTGTGCTGCTGCAGCAGCTTGTTGTGCTGCTGCTTGTGCTGCTGCTTCTGCAGCCGCTTGTGCTGCTGCTTGCTGTGCTGCTTGCTGTGCTGCAATTGCTGCTTGCGCTGCTGCAAGTGCTGCTGCTTGTTGTGCTGCAAGCGTTGCTGCTGCTTGTGCTGCTTGCTGTGCTGCTAACTCTGCTGCTTGTGCTGCTTGCTGTGCTGCTGCTTGTTGTGCTGCTTGCTGTGCAGCCAAAGCTGCTGCTTGACGATCAGCTTCTGCTTGTGCTGCTGCTGCTGCAGCTGCTGCAGCTTCTGCTGCTGCTTGCTGAGCGCTTTGAGTAGTAGATACTAAATTTTGAGTAGCTTGAACTGCTTGAATAGCTTCTTGTGTTTCGTTTATAGCAGTTTGGGCAGAAGCTATAGCAGTATCCATTGCTGTAACTGCTGTTTGAGCTAAAGTTAAATTAGTTTGAGCATTTGTTAAATTAGTTTGAGCTTGAGCTTCTGTTGTTTGAAGAACAGTTAAAGTTGCTTGCTCTGTAACCAAATTAGACTCGGCTGTTGCTAAAGCAGCTTGCTCCTCTTGTGTAGCATTTGAAGTTGTAAATTCACTTCCTGGTATTACTTCCCAAGTTCCGTTATCTGTGTAACGAAGTAGTTGCACCCATGCTCCACCACCGTTTTCGTAGTACCACATTTCAAATGCTTTACTTACTCCAGCTGTTGTAGCTACATCTGCAGTAGATCCACCGCCGCCTTTGTCATACCAATCGTTGATAACAAGTTCTCCATCAAGATAGAGCTTTACTCCATCATCAGCTGGGGTATGTAAATATTGAGTTCCAGTTGTTTCAGGTGTCCAATTACCTGTGTACTTAACAACTACATCTTCTGCTCTATTAGAACCAGCAACATAGCCGCCACCCCACTGCTCATTAATTCCGTTTGTATCTGTAGTAGTAAGTATTGGAGTAGCTCCTTCTGGAACTACAGGAGCATTGTTTTGTCCTTGAACATTGAACACTTCAACCTTAAGACCTTGTTGAGTAGATGAATCAACTACAGCTTGTGCAGCAGCTTCAGTAGCTGTTGCTTGAGCAACGACTACTTCTTGAACATCAGTTGCAGCTTGAGCAGTTGTAAGTTCTGATGTTTTTGTAGTCACTTCAGTTTGCGCTGATTCAACTGTAGTAGCTGTTGAAGCTAAAGTTTGAGCTGTAGTCATATCAGTTTGAGCCTGAGTAACGGCTGCTTGAGCCTGAGCAACTTCGGTAGTTGCATTTGCTACAGCTTGAGTAACTTCAGATGTTGGTTGAAGTGTGTTAGATGTAGTAGTTACTGTCTGTAAAGTTTGAGTTATAACTGCAACAGCTGCAGTTGATACAGTAACTTGAGCTTCAGCCACTTCTACTTCTGCTTCATCTATCTCTGTTTCTGCTGTTTCTACTGCTGATTGTGCTGTAGCTATTGCTGGTTCTACTGCTGCTGCAGCTGCAGTTGCAACTCCCTGAGCTGTTGTTTCTGCTGATTGAGCTGTAGTTAAATTTGTCTGCGCTGTGGTTTGAGCTGCTTGAAGAGTGGTTAAAGTAGCTTGTTCTGTAACTAAAGTAGTAGCTGCTTCTTGAGCTGCAGAAGTTAATGCTGGATCTGAACTTGTAGTTGTTACACGAACATTATCAATAATGTAAATATCACCATCTGGTTGAATAGTAACGCTATCTATAGCTTTACCCTCTGGTGCTGTGATTGTTTCAACATATGTGTGGTCTGGGTTTGACACACCATTGTGAGTCATAACTCCATTTTCAAGAGTTCCTGTTGAAGTAGTTCCATCTGTCGCAACGATGGTTTCTACTGCATTTCCATTTTTTGCATAAATGTCGAACTCGATGGCAGTTACATTTTGATCTGTTGGATTGATAGTTATAGGAGATGTACCGTTTGTGTAAAGAGCGTTCCCTTGAACACCTTCTGAATTCCAACCACCACTTATTTGAGCGCCAGTTCCAACTGTAATTTGAGGATCTATTTGTCCATCAGTAAAATTTTCAATAACTGTTGTAGTAGAAGTGTTTGCAGCATCTGCTGCTGCTTGAGTTGTTGTCGCTTCTATTTGAGCTTGAGCTACTACTGCTTCTTGTGTCGTTACTGCTGTTGTTGCTGCTGTTACTTCGGCTGTTTGGGTCTGAACTGTGGCGGTTGCTTGGGCCAGAGTTTGATTGGCAACTTCCGATGTTGTAACTGCTGTTTGGGCGGTTTGGACTGCTGTATCTGCTGCTTGCGTAGCATTATTAGCTTCTGTTACTTCAGTCTGAGCATTTGAAACTGCTTCTGTTACTTGAGTAGAAGGTTGAGATATTGATGTTGCTACCTCCGAAATCTGAGTTATTTGATTGCTTAAAATTGTTACTTCAGATTCCGCTGTTGCTACAGCGGTTGCTACTTCTGTGATTTGCTCTTGCGTTGAGCCACTGGAAGAAGCTTGTGGATCACCTCCCGACGACGCAGTGGATTCTTGATTAGTGTTGCCAGAATCCCCCTCTCCTTGAGCTGGAGCGTCGTCGGCTTTCGCCGCTGATGGCATAAGTATCCCATAAATTAAACCTATTAATGGAACAACAAAAAAATACATCAAGGCTTTTAGCTTTATGTATTTTGTGTAGCTTGAATGCACTAATTGCATTTAAAGTCTTTCTCCCGTGTCCAAGGAGCGTAAGTCGAATAACTTACCTGACTATTTTACTTTAGTTAGATAATTTCCTTAAATATAAATGTCGTACAGTTGATTTGTACCATTTGCTTCCTCTAGTTGCTGTAGGAACTGATTCAAAATTTAATTTATCAGCTATCTCTTGAAAGCTTAAACCTGCTTTTCGTTCTAAAACTATTCGATCTCTAATATCTTCTTTAACTAAAGGAAGTGGTCCTAAATCAACTCCCCAGACTTTTCCATTTTGTCTTCTATCTTCATGAACATCTTTTTGACGCTCAGAGATCATTCCGCGTTCCATTTCTGCCATTGCAGACATAATTGTGACAACAAAACGACCTTGATAAGAAGCAGTATCAAGACCAAGATCAAGCAAAGCTAAACGCCATCCATATTTATGTGAACGATCAACAATACTAAGAAAGTCACGAGTAGAACGGGCAAGACGATCTAAACGAGTTACAAAAAGTGCTTTAGCTTTTCCACTATCTAAGTCTTCCAATGCATTTCTTAAAACTGGACGACCTTGAATGCTCTTACCAGATCTACCTTCTTCACGAAGAATTACAGCTTCGTAGCCAGCAGCTTCTGCTGCAGCAATAAGTTGCTTTTCTTGTGCACCAAGGCTCATGCCATCTTCTACCTGCATCTGAGTAGAAACACGAGCGTAGCAGTACGCTATTCCTTCAGTGCTAGTTGTCATGATTATTTAATCTAGCCTTATGTAAAAATTCGTTTGGGCATTTAGTAACAGTTGGGTCATATCTATTTTCACAGTCGCCGCACTCCCAAGAAAGAGAAAAGACTGCATCATAATAACCATTGTTATAACCAGAGTCGTATACATCTAACTCTTTTTCAATTTGTGCTTTTGTCTTTGCCATTATGGAGATACTCGACCATTCTCTACAAAAGCAGTATGAGTAAGTGGCATCAGCTCTTTGAATATTTCTTCATACTTCTCAGCAACCATTTCTATCTCTCGCTGTGGGAAGGACGGAAATCTCTGCCCTTCCACACTGCGACGGAGGGATAGAAAATTCATAAGAGAACGAGAATTGATAGTCACATAAGCAGATGAGTAGATAGTCACTGGAAGAACTCCTCTAGCAACCTCTCTAGCTACCCCATGTCTAATCATCTCTTCATAGCCCATATATGCCTCTTTACAGGTTCTCCTGTAATTCACCATAGTTACAGCAATTTGCTCTGGACTTCCTTCTTTAAAGGTGTAAGCCCCTGGCTTTCCAATTTGTAAAAGCTTTCTTTTGTCGTCTGGGATATAGAACTCTGGTTCTAAAACCCTGTAACGACCCGACTCTTCGTTGTAAGAAGCCATACGATGTCGCATATGCTCTCTCCAAACAAAGATAGGTGCTTTTACATAGAAAGTGAATACAGAGTGTTCAAAAGGAGAGCCATGACGATCTCGCATCAAAAAGTTAATTAGTCCAGCAGTTTTACTAGGGTCAGAGTCTTCCTGAGCCTTTTCTCCCAGAGTGCTGACTCTGGCAGCAAAAGCAACATCTTCATCAGATGCACTGTGTTTTACCAGTTCAACTACTACATCGGACCTGAATACGAGATCGTCTGGGTACACTACTTATCTCCTCTGAATACTTTGAAGTTAGGGGTTTTTGGAACTAGCTTGTCTACCTTCTTCTTTTTGAAGACATTGACAAAAGCTGTAAGGATCGCCCATACCAATACGAAGCCAATAAAAGCAACAATTAGTACAAGCACCCAACCAACCATGAAAAGACTTAATTGCCACGCTATTTCAAAGGGGCGTTGCCAGTCTAGGTTCATTTTTACCTCCATTTCCTGTGTTAGATCTCTGTTTAGTGTACAGACTTAGACTTAAGTATGTACGAGTTTTAGGGGTATGTCAAGGACATTTATAAGCTTCATATTGAACGATTTTGCTTAAATTAAGCGTACAACGATGTCGTAGCCAATCCAAAGCCCGATAATGCCAGCAACGCCAGCGAATACTGGTGGAGCAGGTACTGGAAGCTTAAATAGAGCAAAGACGACTCCGCAAAGTGCGCCAGTCATTACTGATAAAAGTATCTCTTTCATTTTTTCCTATTCTGGACACTCGCAAGGTCCGTAAGGGTCAAAGGAGCAGAACTGACAGTCCATACGCTCTTGGTGGGCTTTGCAGTAATAACGGAACTGATGCTCGTCACAGCAGACGAAAAGCTCGTCAACTATGTTGTAGTACTGTGTTCTATCAATAGTTTTACTCATTTTTAACCTTTTACTTTCGAAGTTCTATCTACGCAGATAGGCTCTCCAGTGACGACATTGGCTGCAAAATAAGCACTCCACTGACCATGGGCTAAAGCCAGAGTTGTTTGAATTTCTCCGTCAGACTCGTTTTCGCTCTGTACTTCACGAAGAGCTACCAAAGACCCTGCGTCTGCAATAACCCTGTCTGCATGAAAATACATATACCTACCATCAGGAAGGATAACTCCCCAGTAGCGTTTTCCATGTACAGAAGCGTCTTCATTGTTTGAGTCATAGTCAAATATATACATACCTATCCAAACCTTTTAGTTACACGACCACACTCTGCACAGGAGACTTCCCAAGTGATCTTATCTACCCAATAAACATGTCCGAAGATTCTGCAGACTATCTTCTTAATCAGAGTTTTCATCGTCCCAACATTCTTGGCATAGCCAGCCTCCTAAAGCTGGTTCGTAAAGATGAGTAGTCCTTTTAGGTATTCTCTCCCCACACATCTTGCAGAAAGAGTCCTTTTCGGTCTTTTTTACTTCTTCTTGACGCATACCTTTAAGTGGTTAATCAGAGTGTGATGAGCAAACCCAGATCGAACCTCTACCTCTGCTTTACAGTTTGGGCAGACTACTGCTCTATTTATTGTTTTGTTTGGCACGAGCATTCTCCTTTGCTTTGAAAAGTACTTGCTCTAAGCTTCTTGAGTCTTGAGAGTAAGACTCGTAAACTATTACGCTTTCCATGTTTTTTGTCTCTTTCGTCTCTAGTATCTGCTTTTTTCTAGCAGAATTTTTTCCTATAAAGTATCCTACTAATAGTTCAATCATATTTCTAGGCTTTTTTGTCAAAACATTCTTGACATAAAAACTCTGACTTAGCAGGGTTCCATACAGCTTGAGCCTGTCTTATGATGGTTCCACATTCAGCGCATTCACGCATCTGGGTCACTCCTCTTCTCGGATGTTTACACCAAGCTTTTTTGCTTCTTTTCTATAAAGCTTTTGGTATTCATCCCAGTATAAGTGAACTAAAGCTGTCTTAGCTTTAGCCTGAGCTCTTGATGCCTTTGCTGCAGGGGTAAGTTCTTTCTCTTTTGTAGTTCTTGTCTTTGCCATTTGTTTCCTTTCGTTTATCCCCTAGCTGTTCTAGCATATAGGAATCTATTTTAGATTGTCAAACCCTGATTTTCCCGGCGCCCTTTCCGTCTAGAGAGGCGGAGGGAGGGGGGAGGGGTTTGTGTGTTTTGGGTCTTTTTGCGTGCTTTGGAGGCTTTGTTGGAGTTTGTTACGCAGGTCTTGCAGAGAGGGTATCCATCTTTAAAAATTGTGTTTTCGGGTGTTCTTCTGTGTCCGTGCCTACAGAGCTTTTTAGTGCTTGGCCTACCAACCAAGGTTTCTATGCTAGGAATACGACCTCTATCTCGTCCATCTTTGTTGTTTTCTTCAGCTGTTCCTAGTTGAAGGTGATATGGATTTACACAAATTTTGTGATCACAAAGATGCATTACATGCATATCTGCTGAAGGTAGTTTCCCTTTATTATGATGAATAGCCCATGAGTATCGGTGGGCAGTTATTGTTTTATTAGGTGTGTAGGCAAAAGCTCCATAGCCACTGCTTTGAGTAGCTGCGTCCCACTCCCAGCACTCATGCTCTTCTAAGATTTCTACCTTTTCCCAAAATCTGTTTTTACGAGAATCCTCTTTCTCCATACTTTAAAATTACCCTTCTTCAGAAGGAAGAGATTCAACTCCAAATTCTTCTATGTTAGTTACATTAAGAAGTTTTACGACTCTGCTAGTTACATAGCCACCTTCTTTATCCAACTGTTCTTTTGCTTTAGCTTCATCTGATTCAGCAACAAGTTGGATTATCATGTTCACTGAGTAGGTATATACCTTAGACATATGATCTCTTTTCTGTTGAGTTAAGCATAGCAGTGCGCTGTGTAGGACTTGAACCTACGACGACCCGATTATGAGTCGGGGGCTCTAACCAACTGAGCTAACAGCGCCTAGCGCCCTCGGCAGGGATCGAACCTGCGACGCAGACCTTAGAAGAGTCTCGCTCTATCCACTGAGCTACGAAGGCTAATTTAATTTTAATCTACTAAACTATAGATAAAGTAGGTAAAAGATCCATATCGTGAAGACTTGTGTAAGGGACTCTCCATTTTGTTCCGTTAGTGAATGAAACTTCAAACTCTGGAACTCTGCACTCTGAACCATAAATCCATCCTATAGCTTGATATGGATCTGAGTGATACTCCTGAGATGGGCGCCTTTGTTTCTTGTTCTCTAACCCACCAACGATAAGAACATAAATACTGTCTGGGCTATCTAAAGTATTATGTCTAAGAGACCACTCGGTGTTTGTTTTGTTAATAGATGTAAAGCAGTACTTAATTTCTACTCCTTTTACATCTTCCTCTGAACGCCACTTATTAACGTGTGGGACAAAGTCGTTGAGTCCCATCATTCGTGCAAAAGCTAGCTCTGAGCCAGCAGCGATACAGTGTTGCCACATCTCCCAAACATCTCCCTCCGAGTAATTGCGATTTGCTTGTGGATTGCCAAAATATGGCTTTTGTCTTTGATACCCGATCTCGGCGCAGATGGCTTCTTCTTCAGGACTTAGGGTGTATGCCCATTTATTATTCTCTACAAACATATAGAAAGAGTAACAGGTAATCCTAAAAAACTCGATTTTCCCGGCGCCCTTTCCGTTAAGAAAAGAGGAGGAGGCAGATTTTCCGGGGGGTGTTGTGTGTGGTGTGTGTTTTGGGTTGGGGTACGATTACACCATGACGACTATAATCGGGATACAGTACGAGAACTATTGTTTGATTGCTGCTGACTCTAGGACTACAAATGAGATTGGTCGCCCCTACCATCACAGTAAAGTTGAAAAAATAACTGAGCGTGGTGCTTGGCTTATTGCTGGAGCTGGGGATCCTCAAGCTTGTGATCTAATACAACATGGTTGGAATCCACCAAAGCAAGAAATAAAAGATGATTATAAATATATAGTAACTAAGGTCTGTCCAAGTATTCGTGAGTATCTTAAAAAAAGTGGATACGAAAAAGATAAGTCAGATAAAGATGGTGGCTTTATTTTTCTTCTAGCTTACAAAAGTGTTATATATGAAATAGATGAAACTTTTACTGTCTACATGAGAGATGATGGTCTTTACGGAATTGGCAGTGGATCTAGGTGGGCTCTTGGAGCTTTACAAGGTGGCGCTGATTGGCAAAAGGCTATGGAAGTTGCAGAGAAAAACGATATCTATACAGGTGGACCTTTTAAGAGTCTAACCCAATCTCTTTAAGAAAAACAGCTTTTGGCCTAGCTCCAACTATTCTATGTACTTCTTTTCCATCTTCAAAAAGAATAAATGTTGGAATTGAACGAAGTCCATACTCTGCTGCAAGACCTGAACTTTCGTCAGCATTTATCTTTACTACATCTATAGTTTCAGATACTTCTTCAACAATTGGGTTCATTGCTTTACAAGGGCCACACCAGTCAGCCCAGAAGTCCACAAGGACTTTACCTTTTGATAGTAGGACATCGTTGGCAAAACTAGCTGAGCTAGAGTCTTTAATCATTGTTTTCTTTCTCTTCTGGAAAATCTAGATCGAGAAGCTTCCACATTTCGTGGATAGACAAATCTTGAAGTTTTTCTTTTAGCTTTTCAGATTTGTCTATGGCTTCTCGATCTAGAGGTTCCTTACTCAATTATCTGATTTGTTGATTGCAAGTTGGGCAGATCTTTGCTCCTGCTGCTGTTGTCTGAGCATTTGGAACTGCTGATGCTGCTGCACCTGCACCTTTGAATTTAGGACGTCCAAATCCGACAATAGAAACCATTACTCCTGCTTTATTTTTCTTATAAGCACGAAGTTGCTTACAGCATTCTCCACCGTTTCGCTGGCTTCCTTTTTTGTTTGAAGAAGTGTTTCCTTCGATACACCATACTGTGCCATCTTCATTGTCTTCAATAACAATTCCAACGTGGCTGATTCTATCGACACCGTCTGAGGGGAAATCAAAATAGGCGATATCTCCTGGTTCTGGATCTGCGATGTCTCCATCAATCCATGATCCAGCTTTTTTAAAGGCCGCCGCTCCATTTGGAGTGTAAACAGTATTAGGGATCTTTACCCCGGCTTCGTTCCCACACCAGTTGACGAAACTTCCGCACCAGGGTTGGAAATTAGCCTTTGTGTAAGCGCCGTACTTTGTTTCATTATCTTTAGGGCCTTCAATGTATCCCACTTGGGACTTAGCAACTTGAATTAATCTAGCAACGCTACCTTTAGGAGCTTTTGCTGTTTCTGCTGGGACTGGAAAGTCTTGTGACATGATTAATCCTTATCCCAATCTGTATCGACTGGTTGCTCTGCTGGCATTGCGCCATCTGGCTTTGCTGCTAGACGTGCTGCAGTTGCATCAATCTCTG